GAACACAGAGCGTTGCACCGGCTGCGGGAAGACGCTTGAGGAAACTCGGAAGAGCCAGTGGATCATGGTTGGGAGTGAGGTCGATCCCGAAACAGGCGTGCCGATGCCGTATCGCTACTGCGGTCCGCAGTGTATTCGTGAGCGCAATCGCGAGAAGATGCTGCCCAAAGAGGAACGTAACAAGTTGCGGTTTGACGGGCGCGAACAAGGGGATATTCTGTGAGCCAAAAATACGAACAAATCCTTCGTGAGTCAGTTGAGAAGCTCCAGCTCGGCCCGGACGATATTGTGATCGTCAAGTCACCAGAGGCCATGTCCACTTTCCTGGAGATGACCCAGCAAGGGGTGGGGTTCTCGAAGTATTCCAACCCAATTCTGCTTGTCCCCGGTGGCCTGGAGAAAGCCTCACGGCAAGACTTGCTTGAGGCGCTGTCTGTGTTGGACCAGCATATCGCGGTGTGCGGCGAGCAGACCGATCAGGTCTCGCGGGTCATCACTGATTTGCGCGCACCAGTTTTGAGGAAAATACAATGACAACCGAGTACTCTATCTTTCATCCGTTTGTTCCTTGTTCCGCGCTGATTTTTCTCGACAGCAAGCATAAGGCCAGTACTTATTGTATGCGTGAGCACGGGCACTCGGGAGAGCACAACACGGCGAATGAAGAGCAGGCTGCGAAGAAGAAGGTGCAGTGATGGATGTTTTGGTATTCTCGAATCTTGCGATTCGCACGTGCGTTTCGTTCCACGATGCCTTTGAGCGCATAAACAGGTCTCAGCGGGAGATTGACGATATGCAGCGAAGGAACGTCGAGGCAAATCGGGAAGCCCAGTTTCATGCCAATGCCCATCGACTGTTAGGGGAGGCACGTTGATGGATTCTGTCTCGCCGGTTCTCACCGCTGCTGAAGTCCCTTGTGAGCAGGTTATCGCTCTTGACCAGCCTGAGTATCTGCCGGTCATCGTTGCGCGGATATGGTTCGCGGGTGGCGAGAATAACGCTGGCGTTCCTTGTTCTTTAACCCGGTATCGCTTGACTGCCGACGAGCGTGCGTTGATCGCCGCCGGCGCGGATCTGGTCCTTGGCCAGCCTCATCACGGGCCGATGATGCCGGTGTCGTTGCAGTTGGCGATGCCGGGAGAGTATCCGGTGCGGGAGGGCGCGTGACGCCTTCTCCCGCCGACCGTCTCTACGACACGATCTGCGAAATCTGGCCACAGTATCGCGAGCGGCCTCGGTCAGACGTGACGCGCGGATTTCTGCGAAGGTATCCGCTGACTGGAAGTTATCGCGAGCTGATGTTATTGCCTAGCGAAGGACCGGACCCGCTGGGGCTGTTTGGAAAGTTTGCAAGAACTGAGTAATTAGGAGATTTCATTTTGCCCCTGAATCTCGATCACGTCGAGCGGTTATTCACACGGCTGAGTATCCGTGATCGGGATAACGGGGCTTTTATCCCTTTCACGCTCCGTCAGCAGCAAAAGGAAGTGTTTCAACTCGCGGAAGAACATCTTGCACGACACCGGCGCCTATTCATGATCTTTTTGAAAGGGCGCAGAGTTGGCCTTTCTACGCTCGCCACTGGACTCGGACAAGCGCATTGTATTGCGCATCCCGGTGCTCTCGCTCGTTGCATAGCACAGAACGCTGAAGTTGCTGCTGCGAATTTTGCTATGGCTTGCAGCTTTCGTGAGGACTGTAGAGACTTATACCCTGGCGCAGCGAAGCCGACTAAGAAGACTCTCATTTGGCCTCACTCTGATGGTCCGGATTCATCTTTCACTCATCACACTGCGGCTACAGTTCACGGTCAGCGTGGGTTGACATCCAGTTTCTTGCACCTCACAGAAGCTGGATTTTATCCCTACGAGGGAGTCTTCACCAGCCTGATGAATACGCTTTCTAAAGACCCCAATAATGCGTGCATGATCGAAAGCACGGCCAACGGAATGGAAGGCCCTGGCGAGGCTTACTATCAAGCGTGGGAAGCGGCGGTAGCCGGGGATAATGAGTTCCTGCCTATTTTCCTTCCTTGGTGGGATGATCCAGCTTATGTGCTGCCGGAGGAGTTTGCTCAAGACGCTCCACGCGATGAGTACGAGCGTCGCTTAATGAACGACATTAAGCATTGGAAGACGGGAAAGAAAATTCCTCTCGGCAAGGACCGCATCGCATGGTTTCGTGAAACTCTTTCTACAAAATGTGAAGGAATCCTGGAGAAATTTCGAGCGGAATATCCGTCAGAACCAGAAGAAGCATTTGTTGCGACTGGCAACCCCGCTTTCACCATCGAGGAGATGCAGTTTGCCAACAACGCCATTGTAAAAATTCCGTGGCAGGGCCGATGTGTTCTTACCACCGATCAGAAGCACGGCCAGCTTCAGAAGGGAACTGATGGCCCGCTCGTTGTTTACGAGACCCCGCAAAAAGGTCACCATTACTTCGCGGGGGTAGACTCAGCGCGTGGTGAAGAATCAACCATGGCTCCTGGTGATTATGCGGCTATTGTGGTTTGGAATGCAGAGACTGGCGACCTTGCTGCGCGGTATATGTCGCGTGTCTCGCCAGAGGAGTTGGCTCCTGCTGCGGCTGCGATTGGCTATTACTTCAACGGCGCGATGTTGAATGTAGAGTTGAACAACATCGGTTACGTGACCATGAAGGCTCTCAGAGACACTTACTACTATCCTAATCAGTATCTCTGGAAGGGCCGTGATGACCGCGCTGACAGGTCGAAACACGGATCGGCTTACGGGTTTGAGACTTCTGACCGCTATCGCAAAATGATGTTTTCGTTGTTCCGCACTGCGCTGCACGAGAAGCGGGTCGTGCCGAAGGATAAGATATTCGTCGAACAAATGAAGAAGGCCAAGCTGGAGATGAACTGGCGTTGGACTGTTTCAGTTGGCCACGACGATGTATTGATGTGCCTCAGTCCAAAGGAGTTAGTAGAAACGCAGGAAGGTTTTAAGCCCATAAGCGATATTTGCTCGGGTGAATTTGTGCGGACCCATACAGGCGAGATTCATCGGGTCCAGGGGGTCATGTCACGCGAAGTTGATGAGGAGCTGGTCCATGTTGGAATGATGGGAAATCCGGAGCTCACACGCACGACAGGCAATCACCCATACTATGTGTGCCGGTATGAGTGGACTCGGCTGAAGGGCACGCGCAAAGTCACCAAGAATCAAGTTGAGACCGCATCGTGGAAAGCCGCCGCGGATTTGCGCCTTGGCGATTCTGTTTTGTTCCCGAAGCGGAAGAAATTACCGCGCGTTGATTTGTTTGAAGACCAGTTGTGGGTTCTAGGCTGGTATCTAGCCGAGGGGTCGTCTTGCCCGCGCACTCGCAAGGGGAAGATGGGCTATGGAATCGCGTTCGGCCTAAATTCCACTGAACGAGATGTGGCGGAGCGTTTATGTAAAGTGCTGGGTAAGTACGATCCTCCTTCGCGGTCTAATCAAAAGCCCCCGCGCGTCCAAGTGATAGTGGGCAAGAATGCGATTCGAGTAGTTTACTCTTCACGTTATTGGCATGAGTTCTTCACGAAGTTCGCTGGTGGGTCGCAGCAGGTTCGGAAAATTCACCCCTCCGTGTATAACTGCTCTGGACTGCTTCCTCTTGTTGGTGCATTTATGTCGGGTGATGGGTCGCAGCCGAAGGGGCAGCGCAGCTCAGTTCGCGCGAGCAGCACATCTCGTGTATTGATTCATCAGATCAGGCAGATACTGATCGATGAGGGAATCTGGTCTACGATTAGTACGCCAAAGAGTCAGGATATTTGGATTTTATGTGCTTCTGCTGAGTTCATCGAGCGATTTGTCGGTGTATCTAAGTTCCACTCCGTCGAGAGGAAGTTTCATAAACGGCACGTTGTTGAGACGGACGATGGCTTCTGGGCACCAATCAAATCTCTGGAACTGGTCCCTTACTCAGGTCCGGTGTTCAATCTTGACGTGGAGGGCGACCATACTTACCAAGCGCAGGGAGTGGCGGTTCACAACTCAGGCTTCCTCGGCTGGATAGCATTGGAACAAAACCATCCAACCGCTTGCCGCCCTATCGCGCCTCGCAACATTATGCTGACCAAAGAAGAAATCGAGTCAGCCGGGTTCTCGCCGGCGCGCGGTCAGATGCCTGAATGGTTGCGAGATCCGAGTGTGACGGGCTCAGGGATGCTGCTGACGAGTGGGAACGATCATTTGAAAAAACTGGAAATTTACTCGAAGAAGAAGCAGATGCGAAATAGGCTTGAGTGGCTATAGGAGACGAGGATGGCAAAAAGTAAAAGCGTAGGTTTGGCGCATCGTAAAGGGCTCCCACCGGCGCATACCGATGCGCAGTATTTATCTTTTGACCCTGGCGCGGGAGACGATTTTCCTGTTGGGGTGGAATGCCGGAAGACTGCGCTGGTCGTCACTCGAAAAGAGCATACTTGTGCTGGCTGGCGGCAAGATACCCAACACATGATTCCTGTTGGTACGAGAGTCTTCAAGGAAGATGGGAAGTGTGAAGGAAAATTTGGCACGTGTTATATGTGCTTACCTTGCATTGATTTTGCGTTAGAGCCTGAATGGTGGTAGGAGACGAGGATGACCGATGATCGAGCAACAAGCCAACAGAATAACCCTAACATTCCCGACGCCGGACTCGGCGACGACCTTCGCGACTTTCTTGCAAAGCCTGTTTCAGATAAGCCAGCCCGGAACCGCAATCTCCTCCCCACCTTTCGAGTCGTCCCCGGAGATCAAGTCAGCGCTGGACCAGCCCCCGACCCAGGGTTCCCTGGAACCAGAACCTTCGCTCCTTCCCGATCAGCCTCAGCGCCTGCCCCATACCGTTTTGACTCCGGAGAGGCAGGACGCAATCGCGAATCAGCGCGCGAACGGCTTGACCACGCATCAGAGGTTGCTCCGAGC